GGCAAAATGGATACATTGCCCGATGGAACAAGACAAATAAAAGGAAACATCACTATCTATTTTGAAGTAGCAATTGGAAGAAAAATTACCAAAACAGAGGAGCGGTACCACTTCAAAATATTAAAGAAAGGCCCAAAGACAACCTATACCAAAGGCCTGGTGACATTACCAGTTGGACCTTTCTATTGTGATTATAAATGGCGTGACGATTCCAATAATGAGATTACACTATCACAGGCCTCATATGGTATGTCTGGATTCCCAAGTGATGGAGTATTCGCTTCTAGATTAATCGACCTTCCTGGGTATGTTCCACAAGATGATTGTTGTAAGACCAACGGGAAAAGTAAGGTAGGAGATACATACAAGGGTGATTGTGGAGATCTTATTTCATGGGATGAATCTGTAGGGGTCTAATTAATATATGTTAACACAATATACAAATATCGATGAAATATTAAGCGCAGACAAATCAGTGTCTGCTAAGCGACTTTCGAAAAAAGCCCAAGCGCTGTTAACGTTTCCTAATAACAGGATTGACTTCAATCCAGGTATGATTGGCACTAACAATAATACCGAGTTACATATATATGCAAACGAGACGTGGATTACAGGAGACCATGCAATACAATGTCATTCAACCCCACAATATTCGTTTATAGATAAAGATACAAACAAAGAAATACGGTTTAATTCTTCGAATATCAATATTAATTTATTTAAGCAATTCGACGATTTAAAATTAACAGCAGGAAATTATAGATTTGTTATAAATTTCTTTAAAAATTGTATTGGCAATTATGGCATTCAACATCTTAAAGTTGATAAAATATCACCAGATAAAACAGAAATTAGATTAAAGGCAATAGACAAAACAAATTCTCAATTTCTTCAAGAAATAAATACATTTATAAATACAGTTAATTTAACTACAAAATTTGGAAATGCTAATACGTATTTATTAAATTTTAGTAAGAATCAATGTTTTCAATTTGTTAATAGCGTTGTAATTGGAGAGTATTTATATGTAAAGTTACTTAATCCTATAGACACATCTATAGAAACTGATTTTAAATGTTGGGTTGTCCAAGAAAATAAATATCCATATGTAGATAATGTAGTAATATATTCTTTTGCATCATTAGCCGCATTTAATGATCTATCAGGTCCAAATTGGAATGCATATAACAAGACATATATTTCTTCAGAAACAAATTTACAAAACTGGAATGATTTATTAGGATCTTCAGTACAAACATCGCAAGAAATTGTAGATGCATATTTTTCTGGTAGTCTATCTGGGGTGAAACTTAATATAGATTATACAGATTTTAATAATTTTATTTTTTATAGTTCTGCAGCTGAAAGAGTTGATAATTTTAAATATAAATTACAATTATTAGAAACATATACAGCTCAATCTGCAAGCCTTACTACTTTATCTGGAAGTGTTGCTGTAACAAATGCAATTGATTATGAAACTAATAAAAAACGATTAATTGGTGGGTTTGATTTATTTGAAAAATTCTTATATTATGATTCATCATCTGGATTATTTAGTAATGAAATACCTTCGATTGATCCAAATGTATTACGTATAACAGGTAGTTATATAACACCCGCCCCTAAATCTAATAGTACATACCCATACACTTTATATCCAATAACTAGTAGCCAATTTGGTAATTGGTATAATCAGTTATCAGCAACGGCCAGTTTGTATGATACTCAGAATGTTAATTTATTATACAAAGCAATTCCGATGTTTATTCGGTTAGATACAAACAATACAGGCCTGGAATCCTTTGTTAATGTGTTAGGTCAACATTATGATATATTATATACATACATTAATGAAATGACTAAAATTAACAAACGAGAACATAATCCTAAAATCGGTATGCCAAATGAATTATTATATTCAGTCGCAAAACAATTTGGTTGGCATTTAACAGATGGTAATCAATATCAAAATTTATGGGAATATGTACTAGGAACTAATGAAGCCGGAGTTCCTTTAACAGGATCTAATTCTGTTGGTGAACCATCACTTCCTGGTCGAGATATGACATACCATGTTTGGCGCCGAATTGTTAATAATATTCCGGGGATGTTGAAATCAAAAGGAACCAAACGAAGTATACAGGCATTATTAGCTTGTTATGGAATTCCTCAATCTATGATCACCATTAAAGAGTATGGAGGACCTAGGATTGATAGAGCACCTATATACGAAAAACTTAATTTTGATTATGCATTAGATTTAATTACAAATCCAGCTGGCACAGTTCGTGTTTTTTACGGTGGAGTTAGTGACACACTTAATAGTGTAGAATTAAGATTCCGTACGGATAATGTATTAACTAATCCAACGATGTCTAATACAATGCACTTATATACAGTTGGAACTAATAATGTTACAGTCGATTATACTAGAGGAACTTTAGGAACTGTAAGAATTAATGGTACAGCATCTGCAGATATTGAATGTTTTGATGGAACTTGGGTAAATACAGTACTTCGTACTAGTGGATCTAATTTAGAATTAGTTGCAAAAAAATCTAAATATGGAAAAATTGTAGCATCTGTAACAGCTTCTTCACCGGTTAGTTTTCCTACAGGATTGCATGCCAAAGCTGTTACATTAGGAGGCACAAGTACTGGGGCTGTAAGATTAGAGGGAGAATTACAAGAATTAAGATTATGGAATACTTCATTAGATACATCTCCTATTGAAAATCACACAAAAGCTCCGGCGGCATATGATGGAAATGTAGATGCATATAATGAATTATTTTTTAGAGTACCATTAACACAAAAAATAAATCATACATTAACTAGTAGTTTATATGGAGTAGAACCAAAACAATCTGGAGTAACTGCATCATTTGCTAGTTGGACTAATGCTACACCATATGATTCTTTAGAAGAAACATATTATTTTGATGGAATATCACTAGGAGCAGGAACGTTTGATGATAATAAAATAAGATTAGAAGCAAACGAATTGGTTGGATCGTTAGATTTTTTAACTAGGGCAGAACGAAGCCAATTTGATAAAGCTCCATTAGATAGTAAAAAATTGGGAGTATATTTTTCTCCACAAACAATGGTTAATGAAGATATTATTGCGCAATTAGGATTTCAAAGTTTAGATGATTATATTGGAGATCCAGCTGATCAAACTCAAAATGCATATCCTCAATTAATACAACAAGCTAATAATTATTGGAAAAAATATAATACAAAAAATGATATTAATGCATATTTAAGAATCTTTTCATTGTTTGATTTATCATTTTTCCGACAATTAGAACAATTATTACCAGCACGGGCAGATGAATTTACTGGATTATTAATACAACCAAATATATTAGAACGAAGTAAAAATGCAACATTACCACAGATTGAAAGATCTTTAAAATCATATAATAGTGAATTATTAGCATTTACTAATACTGTTACTGGTAGTTATGATGTATATAATGCTGAATATTTTCAAACGGCTCCATCAGCATCTGCAGCAGATGATGAGCAGTTAACTGCATATTTAACAAGTAGTGTTGCAAAACGATATGATGGAATGACATATTGTTATCCAGAATTAATTAGGTCTGGAAGTGGGTGGTTAGCAGTAACAACTCCTTTTTGGACGTGTGAGGCAATATTACCAACAATAACAGGGAGTAGATTATCTGAATTTAGAGAAATTTTAACATCTGTGTCTTTTAGTTATTCATCATCAGGTGGAATAATATATGGTGGAGGAAGTTATGGAGGAGGCCCATATGGAAGTACTACGGATGTTACTTCATCTTTTTATAATTATGCTCCGGCACAATTTCAAGATTATTTGCCGTTGAGTTTAGCTGATTTAAGATATAATGGATGTAAAATGACCAGTCCAGATTTTAATATTAATTCACCAGATACAGTTGATGGCGGACCGGTTGTAGAATATATTGAAGTAAATCCAAATCAAATAATAACACAGCCAGCTAGTCAACAAGGAGGACTTACATTAGATAGTAATAAATTTACTAAAAATATAATTACAAAATTAAAAAATAAATTTAAAAATCCAAATAAATAAAACACACATAAATTTACATACGTAATATTTATTTTAAAATAAGGATACTAGAATGGGATATTTAGACAATAGTTCGGTTACGGTCGATGCAATATTAACTATAAAAGGACGTGAATTATTAGCACGTGGAGCTAATGCGTTTAACATTACGCAATTTGCTGTAGGCGATGATGAAGTCGACTACGGGTTATGGAATGTAAATCATCCATTAGGAACAGATTATTATGGGGTTATTATAGAAAATATGCCTTTAACAGAAGCTATTCCAGATGAGACTCAAGCATTAAAATATAAATTAGTAACACTTCCAAAACAAACAACTCAAATTCCAGTTGTTACAGTTGGTAATACTAGTATAACATTATTAGCCCCTGGGGATAGTAGTATCATTTCTCCAAATACTAGTAATTTAAATGGTGGTAATGGAACATTTGGATATACAGCTATATTAGGAAACAGTGATGTAGCTGCAATTACAGTAACAAGACCGTTACAAAATTCTGTACTTCCGACTGCTCCGAGATTTATCGGAGATAATGAAGATGCACAAAGTGTTGCAGTTGCTGGATTTGAGTTCCAGATATCAGCCAAGACGCAAATGATTGAAGATAAAACTACTACAATAACAATTATTGGAAATGAAACTGGTGGAAGTACTACTATTAATTTAATTGTTAAAAAGGTAACTACGAATACTATATAAGAAAAAATAATAGGCAAATAATATGATATTAAATAAATTTATTAAAACATTAAAACAACTTCCTCGGCACTCATTGCCTCCTAAAGGAAGATCATATGCATCATATGAAGACTCCAACCCCGCTAAATTAGCGAAAGTGATAGAAGACCAGGTACCTGGGGGTACAACTAGCAATGTTACAACGGCTCAAGTGGAAGCATTAGCTCAAGCTAAAGCAAATGAAATGATTTCAGCAATGCAACAAGCACAAACATTATCAAAATCAGGAAGAACATATTCAAGATTTGATTTTGTCAATGATATTGTTGATAATCAAACGGCTGTAATTACAGCAGGATTGTGGAGTGATAATGTAGGATCGTTAAGTACATATTATACATCATCTGTAGAAACTACATCTCAAAGAAGATATTATATTAATATATATCAAAAAAATCCAGGGTTAACAGGTTCAGCTGTGCAATTTGCATGTGCATATGGAAATGCAGTAGGAAGTGGATCATCTGCATTAGGAACTCAAGAAGATCCTGCTTCAAAAGCTGTATATGCTCAATATAAACAATTATTATTAGAACCAAATGATACTCGATTTACAACGGCCGGTTCTGGAAGTACTGATTCTATATATGCAGTTAATGTTCAACGAAATCGAGTAAAAGAACAATTGGATGCCGGAAATTGGCAATTGCCATTAACTACTATTACATCACATGATCAAAATGCAACAGGATCCGTAGCAGTAGCCGGGAAAACATTAACGTTAATTGATGATTCTAGTGTAGCTAGTGCAACTGTTGGATCAACAGGCAATGTTTATAATATTGTATCTGGAAGTATCGACAATGGCGTGTATACACCAACAAGTCCAATTTATTATGGATTATTTTATCCACAATATGGAACAATGATATTAGATGGGAAAATGTTAGACCAGGATTTATCATTTGCAACAAATTTAAGTGCATCGAGTGCAGCAACTGCAGAAGGAGATAATCATTTCTTATTATTCCATTCTATATCTGGATCATATGGATCGTCTGCAGCTGGTTTCGAAGCAAGGAATCAAGAAAAAATTACTAGTACACATTATTTTGTTAGAATTAAAAATGGAGAATTTAATTTTTCTAATAATCCATCATTTACTACTGGTAGTGTTGGTGCATTTTCCCAAACTAGTTTCGTAGGAGATCCTAAAACATATGTTACTACAGTTGGTTTATATAATGATCAACAAGAATTATTAGCAGTTGCAAAATTAAGTAAACCACTTTTAAAAACATTTTCTAGAGAAGCGCTGGTTAAAGTTAAATTAAATTTTTAGTTTTTATCATTGTTAACAGCCTATCATATTTATATAAAAAGTATAGTAGGGAGTTATTAAACTATGGCAGATGATATAACAACATATAAAGGATTATATCCATCGGTACTGAAAAAAGTCAACCCGGTTGATTATAAAGTTAATCCATTTCAGGCATTTAAACAATTCACATTTGATTCATCTAGTGCCATGGCTGATGGATATAAACAATTACAAGGAATTTATGTTTCTGGATTTCCTGATATATCAAGTAGTGTAACATTCAACGACGCTATTAATTCAGATGGCTCATATCAATTTTCAATATATTACTCTATAAATCAATTATATTATAAAAGAAAAGCCGAACCTAGTAAAACCCATGGACCTACTGATTTAACTAGGACTTCTAAATTTTTATATATAACTGCATCTGTATTTAGTATTCCTCAAATAAAATTCGGTGAATCTATTAAGCCAACTTCATTTACATATACCGGATCTGTGCATTTAAAATCTGATCGGTACGGAAATATATACGATACAACAATTGATACTGGTTCGTTTCCTGGCAATGAAATGTTTTATGAAGGATATAATGAATATTTTGATACTAGTAGAATTACTATGTATGCAACAGCATCAGGAGCTACTTATATAAATGGAGTAAATACTAGTAATGGATTATATGGTAATATTGGTTTTGCGGCCAGATTATCTGGGTCTGGGTATTTTGAAAAAACATTGTTAGATGGATATTATGATCGAGATCATGATTATGCAATTTCATTTTTCATTGGAAGCGGATCAAATGTAAGCGCTTATCCAGAATTAATTTTAGGAAAAGTTACAGGATCTGTTACTCCACAATATCCATTTAAAATAGAATTAAGTGGAAGTAATCAATTATTATTTTCAGCAGCTGGCAGTACAGAATATACAGCTAATATTTCATCTTCTGCATTAGTAACTGGTAGTTGGCAACATGTTTTGTGTCAAAAAACAGGAAGTAGTTTGCAAATGTATATAAATGCAACATTACATTCTTCTGTGAGTTCGAATTTATTATTAGCAGATACACTTACGCCATTTACTGCTTCTGCTCGTATTGATAATACATATCCGCTAAAAATTGGTGGTTATAACACCAATACTCGTAATTTACACGGAGATCTTGATGAAATTAGAATATTTAATAAGTCACTTACGCAAGCAGAAATTACATCTTTAGCAGATCGTAGTGAGGGTGGCGGAATGTTACAAACAAATCGAGTAGGAAATGTTTTTACTAAACAAGGATTAGTAGTAATATCAAGTCCAGATTACCGATATGATAATGTTATTACTGCATCATATACATCTAGTTATAATAGTACTATTAGTTTATTTGAACATTCAGTATTAACACGCATAGATGCAGGAGATTTTAATGTTTCTCAAAATGTTACTTTATTAAAAGACAACGATCAAGATTTAAAAGCTTTTGCTACCGGTAGTGATTTTACTCCATATATTACTACAATTGGATTATATAATGATTATGGTCAATTATTAGCAATTGGCAAATTAGGTACTCCTATTAAAAAACGAAATGATATTGATATGAATTTTTTGATATCTATAGATTTGGATAGACCAAAACCACCAAAACTGAAATCGATATTTAATGTAAAACCTTTGATATCTGTATCCCATAAGGATTACGTTCTCGATCGTATAGAGGAGCACAATTCCTTGAAACAGGAAATATTAAAAAAATGAAGAATTCTTGGTTTGATAAATTAAAAACCTAAAATATGATAACATTAAAAAATATATTAAATGAAATAGCTAAAGATGAAGCAGACAGGCTATTGAATAAAATTAAAAATAAAGAATATTCTTTTTTTAAAAGAGGAGATAATGGAAAGGTTTATCGTTTAAACGATGAAGATCTTCTTTTTAAAATAACAACAGAACCAGATGAAACAGCTGTTGCAGATGTAATTGTAGGCAGATATGGAGAATTTAATGCATTTATTCCAGTACTTTATTCGGATAGTAAAAAAAGTATGTATGTTATGAATAAAGCAGAAGAATTGCCACCTGCAATGAAACATGAAATTGAAAAATTTTATGAAAGATTTAAAGAATTTACAAGACAACAAACCGATCGACCTAGTGGCGAAACAAGCATTTTTGATTATTTAAATGCAGATGGCGCTCGTGACACACATCCAACATTAGTTAGCTTCTTAAGAGCATTAGAAGGACAGGTAAAAAAGACAGGTATTGGAGACTTAGATGTGTCATTAGATTTTAAACCAGACAACCTAATGACGTGGAACGGAAATTTAGTAATGATTGATTGGTAAGTTATATTTATTATTATAAAAGAAATTGATGATGAAACTTAAAGAAATATTATTAGAAAAAAAAGAAGTCTGGTCGGCCGCAGAAAATAACTTCGGCATTGTACAATTTAAATTGAAATTAGATTCGGGTGCTAAATTTCCTGGTGCAGAAAAAAAAGCGTTATTAACAGGAGTTTGGAAGAAAATCCAATTTAAAGGATTAGTAGATGTAATTATTAAATACAAAAAGGAAGAAGATGCTGAAAAAGCTATTTCTCAACAAAATTCAGCAGAATTGCAGTTTATTGTCAAAAATATAATCGATTATATTGATGTTGGAACTATAGATGCCTATAATTTAATAATACTTGATACTAATGCTAGGCCTGTACAAAAAGGCAAAAGCATTTCAATTAAAATGTATGTTGTAGTTCTTAACGAAAATAATACAAGAAGGATATTTAAAAAATACAATCTTAAGGATATGTATTCAATGAATTACGGCAATTATAATCAT